CTGCCATTCTGAATCCCCTATAGCTACAACCTCTGCAACGTCCTCAAGCTCAATTAAAGCGTTTTCACACTCATTAAACGGGATGCCGCTATATTCTGCTATCTCGCTTGTTGATAATAAGCCGTGTGTATCGAGTGTTTTTATGATTCTTTGTTTTTCGTTCATTTTTATCCCCTTTCTGGTTTATTTATCTATAACCTCAAAACTTATACACATATCCTCGTCTGCCTGCATTAACATGATTCTTTCTTCTTCGTAATTCCCGTCCTCGCAAACAAATCTTATGTAAGGCTTATCGAACTCAATAAAGAAAGCTGCCTGCATGTTATCGCTCATATATCTTACTTCGCCGTCAGCCTCGCAATCCAGTTCTGTTATACCCAGCTCAGCAAGCCAATTAACTCTGACAAAATCGCCGGATTGAATATGAACCCCATTAACATCAAGCACTCCGGTTTTTATCCCGATTTCATCTCGTACGTGCTGCCTCATCTGTGTAAAGACCTGAGCTGCGCTCATTTCGCCTTGAGCAATCTTGTTCTCAATCTCTCTTATCTCCATTTTTATCCCCTCATTGCCGCGCTTATGCGGTCTTTGTAGTTACTTTAATTTAACCGGCTTCCAGTTTGGATCGTCCAATTCAAATTTACCAATGACTGCCTCTATTCGCTGGCGATTTTCTTTAAACCATTCTCGCCCTGCTTCAATAGGCTTAGTGCGGGATTGTCGCGGTGTATCGGTTTGTCCAATAATTTGTTTAAGTCGTCGAATCTCTGCTGTGTGATCCATTTTCTATCCTTTGCGGTCAATAGTGCCGCTGCTTTGATTTGCTGTTTTTGCTCATGTGAGCCGATTGATGGGGCTGTGTAGAAATACTTGGCCTTTTCACCGCTGGCGTTAGCGTTTGTCACCGATCGCTTGTAAGCCGCAATAAATGCCATTCTTGCGCCTATCATGTCGCCTCGGTCAATAGAATCCAGACAAGCACCCATGCCTTCCATGATTTGCTGGGTTACATATCCACCCTCATATTCTGTCTTTGGTAGCGCGTTCCATGCTTCATCTGGGCTTAGGTGACCTGAGTTATCCGGTAGCAGCTCAACGATTGAGGCTGGCACTGGTGGAAATTTGTCGTTTCTGGTGTGCTGACTAAAAGCCATGCTGATTTGCTCAAAACTATAATCTTTTAAAATTTCCCACCATACCCGCATAGTGCCTTTGTCTGCCTGCTTACCGTAAACCGCCATTACTTCGGTTAATAATTCTGCAAATTGTTGTTTATTTTCCACGATTAAAGTCTCCCTCAATTACATTTCCATCATCAAGCCATTCGTCATATTTCCTATCTGCTTCTGACTTAATGCCAAGTTGACCGAAATACTGGTTAAAATTAGTTGCGTTAAACAACGTCTTTGGCCTAAGAAACTTTTGCATTTTTGGATCGTTTTGCCATTCCTGTTTTTTGTAATCAATTACGTTCATCATATCCAAATCTTTGTACCCTTCTTTGAGCCTTGCCGTTATCAGGCTTGTATTGCTATCTACGCACCTGAATTTTGATCCAAGTTCATTATTCATGTATTCCAAAATCATTTTGGAAATAGCCAAATAGTCGGGCTTGCCCGACAGTGTAGTTTCTTCCTCTGTACTTAACTTAACTTCCTTCTTATCTGTAGCGTCACCTTGACTACCATCTGGCGTCACTGTGACGTCACCCTCTAAAAACCCTAGTGATATTAATGCTTTAAGGTCTGGAGTTTCGCTCATGTTGCATAGTTTTTTAACTTTTGATGCTGACGCCGGTATGACGCCATCACGACTACTGGCTAGCAACCAGATGGCGACCAGTTGGCCGCGCTGATGATCTGGAAGATCGACCCACTCCCAGTTTTGCTGCAATTCTCTGTGTACTTTTATCCAAGGCGGCTTACCTCTATCGCTTCGATAGGTTTGCCATTTATCCCAATTCGCTACTTTTAAATATTCCATATTAATTCCCAATAAAAAACCCGCTTTAGGTGGTGGTGTTTGCGCGGAAGTTAAGGTTCTTCCCACCACCCCTAAAACGGGCTTATATCCTTATTTCTGTTGTTGGTGAGGCGCAAAACTCATATTCCAACAATGTTATTTTACTATTTTATTTTTGTTAATCAAGTTAAATATCTGTCGGGTCTATTTTTGAATATTTATCTTTCCATCCGCATGTGTGGCACGTAAACCAACCATTACGGCAAGTTCCGCCGCCAGTGCATATACCTAGCTTTTTACATAACCATGCTCTTATATTCATATTATTTCCCCTTTATCAGTTCTAATATCTCATCAAGGCTTGTGACTATGGCATATTGGCCGCGATACGTTTCCAGTAACTCTTTCTGCCCTTCCTTGATGAATGATGGCAATATTTCTCCGGTACGCTTAGAGCGGCTCTCAGGCCGTTTTAGCTCTATCCAGTAATTGCGTCCATTGTGGCCAATTAGCAAATCATCCATGCCTGTTATGACGGAATAGCCCAGCTTCCGTAAATCTTTTACGATTTGCTGTTGGTTGTCGTCTATTCTGTCTTTGCGTTGGCGTGGCATTAATCATCAACCTGCACACCAACATCCAACAAATCAAGCTTAAATTGCTCAATCATCCATAGTATTTCGCCGCCATCGGCTATGGTGCTGGCATTGTATTGATTCCCTTCTTTGTCGTAACCGATAATGATAACGTCTTGCAATATACCTTTTGCCTCGCTTAATACGCGGTCGATCGGAATATCTAGCTTAGTTAAGCCGCCTATTGGTATTACGTTATCAGTCATGTGCTGGCGGCTTTGGCTTTGTTGTTTGGATGCCATCTGATCGTCGATAAGAATCACACCGCCCCCAATAGAATATCCATTGTTTCTTTTCTTGTGTTGATAGATCGGTTTTCTTTGGCTCTTCATCACCATAACAGCTAACAAGCTGGCTCTTTTCCCAAAATTCAATATCGGTTGATATGTCGTTAGCCATTTCCGAAACCTTTGTTTGCTGCCCGCACGATGGTAGTTTTTCGATCTCTTGGCAAAGCTTGATCAATCTAGGTGAAATCATAATCTATACCTCTGTTTGTATGGCGGAATCACTGGCTTTAGCCCCGAACGGTTGCCCTTCGGTTATTACCTTGTCGCGCATTACCAGCTATCCATAATAAAAAGCCCCATCCTCAAAACAACCAAGGCGGGCAAGGATAAGCGGCAATAATGAGAAACCGCTTATCGGGGGAGATTATTTTATTTGCTCTCCAGTTAATCTTTCCAAATCCTCAATATATTTATCAGGGATTGATAATCTCGCCAGCCATGCGCTCGGAACGGCGCGAGAGTTTAAGTTTAATTTAGCGGCTATATTGGCTAAATTGTGCTTTCTGAGCCTATTGGCTAGTCGTTTTTTAATTTTCATTCCCGATTATAGGCACATCGTCAACATAAGGTCAACACATTTATTTTATGAATTAGCCTAAATAAATGTTGACAGTCAACACAAAGGCGAGTATCTTTGGCCTTACAGATTAAAACAACGGGGAAAGATAATGACATATAAAACAGAAGAAATGGATACATTAACAAGCTACTCAGGAGAGCTGGCCTGCGCTTTTGCAAAAGGCCATGAGGATATTAAAGCAATAAGCCTAAACTCAAGCGCACAGGGCAGCACGGCGATTGTTGAATTTAAGGGCATGTTGTACCGCGTTGAGATAATCCCTACGTTTCGCAAAATAACCATGATGAAACCGGTTAAGCCTGATTTGCAGGTGATATTTAATTCTCTTAATGCTGGCAGCGAAGTGTCTTGTGATGATTGCCCTTATTTCACAATGGATAATCCCGATCTGGATGATGAGCCTGAAAGCTGGTCGGCTAAATGTACACCAGAAGATTATGGTAGTTGTCCACAAGCAGCCATACGTTTTGAGGATGATATGGAGCAATATGAGCGTGATTTAGAGGATTACAACTTATGAGTAAGCATACAGAGTTACCTTGGGGCTTTAATAGGAAATATAGCGATTCTGGATACCGATACCACGCCATTTTTAATAATAAATATGACGATGTGTTAGGGCAATCCGGCTATATTAAAACCGATGATTGCAGGTTCATTGTTAAGGCTTGTAATAATCATTATCAACTGATTGCTGCGTTAGAGCTAATTGCGTCAGGAGAGAATGAAAACGGACTAATTATAGGTTCGGCAGAAATGCAGGCAATAGCGTCTCAAGCCATAAAGGATGCCAGTGATGAATAGCGCCATGAAACGGGGAAACGGCAACATAAGAGCATCACTATTCTTTGTGGGCTTTGTTGTGGCTTGGCTGTTTATTTTGTCTGAGTATGCAATGGCCGATTTCTGGATTGATGTGCCGGTCTTAACAGAGGCCGATTGTGAATGTGAAAATGGAGGATTTGATTGTGAGTAAAAAACGAATGAAGAAAATTACACCAGAGCCGATTACACTGGTAACTAGCGAACCGGTAGCAATTAGCCCTATTCAAGCCGCTATGCAAGCCGGTGCAAGCCCATCCGAGTTATTGCAGTTTATGGAATTGCAAGAGCGACACGATGCCAATGAAGCAAGAAAGGCTTTTGTCTTGGCTATGTCAAAGTTTCGCGCTGATTGCCCGACCATCAAAAAAACTGAGGACGGTCATAATTGCAAACATGCCAGCATTGCCGGAACGCTTAACCAGATCAAAGGATTAATGTCTGAAAATGGATTAAGCCATTCATGGCGTACAAATCAGGAAGGCAGCCAAATATCTGTTACTTGCGTGGTCACTCACTCTTTAGGTCATAGCGAGCAAACAACGCTAACAGCCGCACCTGATACGTCTGGAAGCAAAAACGCAATTCAGGCCATCGGTTCAACGGTTAAGTATTTAGAGCGCTACACCCTTGAGGCGTGTCTTGGCTTGGCTTCAAGCGAAGAAGGCGATGATGATGGCCAAGCATCAAGCGCCGAGCTAATCAGTGAAGATGCAGCCATGAGACTTCACGCCATGCTGATTGATGGCGGTCTTGATGAAGATGGTGCTGGTCGTGTTGAGCGTTACATTGCCAAAGAATTAAAGATAAGCGGTTTCTCAGCGGTTAATACAAATTCTTATGAATGGGTATTGAGTGTTTGCAAAGAGTCAATCAAGAGAAAACAAAATGAAAATTCATAATGACATCGAGCAAAACTCTGACCAATGGCTTGCGTTAAGGGCAGGCAAGCCCACTGCTAGCGCGTTCAGTAACTTGATAACCAGTACCGGCACGGCTTCAAAGTCTCTTCCTAACTACGCTATCACCTTAGCTGGCGAGTTATACGCAGGGAAACCATTAGATGCCTTTGAGGGTAATAGCTGGACAGAGCGAGGCCATGACCTTGAGGACAATGCTCGCGCTAAGTATGAAATGCTAAATGACATTGACGCTATCCAGATTGGCTTTGTAACTGACGATAAAGAAACGCATGGATGCTCGCCTGATTCATTGGTTGGCGATAACGGGTTATTAGAAATCAAATGCCTAAAAGCTGAGAACCACATCAAAGCAATTATGTATCACCAAAAACACGGCAAGATGCCGACTACTTACGTTCAGCAAACTCAAGGGCAGATGATGGTATGTGAACGCGACTGGTGTGATTTGGTTTTTTATCACCCTGATTTGCCAATGCTAACAATCCGGTCTGAACCTGACACAAAAATCATTCACGGATTAAAACAAGGCATCGCTGACGTGATTGCGGAACGTGACGAAGTATTGGAAAAACTGGCTGAGATTGCAGCCTAACCACATAAGGGGAATAAGAAATGGAATTGCATTGCTGTGGTTGCGGTAAAAAGGCTGAATCCAGACTGACTAACGGTGAGGAAACTTACCCGCACCGCCCTGACCTTGCATCATTGCCATTCTGGAAGTGTGACGTGTGCGGAAACTTTGTTGGCTGTCACCATAAGACCGATAACCCAACAAGGCCGCTTGGCTGCATACCAACGCCAGAGATTAAGAACGCTAGAAAGCATATACACGCGATACTTGATCCAATATGGAAAAGTAAAAAAATAAGCCGCAAGAAACTATATGCGCTTATCAGCGAGAAAACAGGAAGAAAGTATCACACGGCTAATATTCGCAGCGTCGATGAAGCTAGAAATATTTACAAAGTGATTAGGGGTTTAGATATTTAACACCCCATCACTCATTAATAGATAAGGGTAGAGTTTTTAGATTTGCACATTAGCGGCGTGGAGAGAGCAGGACGCGACAGTTACTTGACCGTTAGCTTAACGGAGACACGCCTGACGACGAAGGCCAGATGATATGACTTGTATTGTATGTGGAGCCTTAAGGCGCAGGAACCGAACCGAGCCTTACAAGGGGTTTTGGTTAATCGAAGATTGCGTGTACTGCTGAAAACTGGAGCCAGACTAGCGACTGGCCTAGTGTGCAATTCTAATAACTGATGTTTATAGATTATGGACAGGTGGCGAAAAGGTAGACGCAGGTTCGGACGATGATTGTGACGTAATACAAGATGATGGTGAGCAGGCAAGGCAAGCACTAAGGGAATCAAAATAATGGATAGGTATGTAACGGAAATCTCATCTAGCGATATGCTAAAAGACCCCAATGGTGAGTATGTATTATATTCAGATTACATCACCCTACAGGATAAGATTAAGGGGCTGGCTGAGAAGTATAAAAGAACTGGCATGGCGCATCACGATTATTGCGCCGATGAGTTGTTATCTCTACTTGAGAGCGTTCAAGACCTGCCTGACACCAAAAGCGCCCCATGATTTAAGTATTTCAGGGTCATTTATATGGGAATGGCCTGATACGGGCGGCATATCGTCTTGTGGCGGCTTTTCGCCCTTAAACACCTGATAGCTGCTATCTATAAAACTCGGCCCATATCGCCCCTGCTCGCCGTATGGATGCCTGAAAAACCAGCTAACAGGGTTTAACCGTCTATACCATTTACCGGCTGCAACGGCTATATCGTCTTTATTGCAATACACATGCACAAAAGGCGCATCTATGAACCTATCCACATTTAGGGCGGGATTAAGCAATACGACACCGGCGGGAAATACGAAGCTATCCACAGCATCGGCTATGATTGCGCATCCATTCGAGTGCCCAAGCAGAATATCACCAGGTTTAACCACTTTTAATAATCTTTCAACAACATCAGGATTAACAAAAAATCGCGCTGTGAGTGCGTAGACCTTGCCATAATCCCAGACTTTTACGTTAAATCCGGCATCATTGAAGTATTTTGCCCAGTTACCTGGGCCGGTTTCCGGATTATCGCGGTGTATGCCATGCAATATGTGGACGGTTGGCAGGTCGCTCGGTATGGTTTTAATGTGGTCGATGATTCTGATCAAGACTAATCCTCATAATCCGGATGTAAATCGCCAGTTAGCATCATATAATGCAGCCTGTCTGCTCTAACGCCGACCTGAGAAGCCCATCTTGAATCCATCATTTCATCAGCGGCCAGCGTGTAATCTTTGTTTTTTAACGCGGCTATCATTTTCTTAAACTGCATTAGCTTAAACATGCCAAGATTGAACGCCATATCAATGATGACTAATTGCCTGATGTTGTCGTGGTCTGTCGCCCACTTGTGAGGCTGTAGCTCGTCTTTTACCTCTTGCACATCGTTATCGTAGATAAGGCGAATCTCGTCCGGCCTAAGGCCTTTATCGGTGATATTGTGGCCTATACCAATAGTCAGCTTTCCGACCGAATCAGCGTATAGGCTTGACTCATACCCCTCATCTAAAATGAGCATTTTTCTTAATATTTCATTTATCATTCTAGGTTCGCATATACAGTGAAGTGATCAATATCTGTTTTCCACGTACCGGCGGGCATAACAATCGCGCCCTGTACGCACCATTCACCAGCTTTCGACAAATCACCTGAAACAGTGGTATAGCTTATTTTGCCATCAGTGCCATCAGTAACAAACGATCCAGCTTTTGGCAGAATCGTCTTATCTGGTTTTTTAAAAACAATATTTTTAGTAGTTGCCGTAGAAATATCCACAGCCGCGCTACCGTCCATCACCGTTATGGTGAAAACAGTGCCAATATCGCCTTTTCTTATTTCGCCATCAGCCATTTAACCCTCCACGCTAATGCTTGTGCTTTGCTCAATATACAGCTTCATGCCAAGGCTTCTATCAATATGGCCTATAAAGCTATCTGCTCTGGATATAAATAAAACCAGATTGATTGTATCAATAATAACATCATCAACCGGCAAATCGGCCAATATGCCGCCATAAGAAAACGAGGCATTTTGTCTATCTGCTTGTGCAATCTCGCCATCAGGAATCAACCCGCGCAGAAACGGCAAGCCAAAAGTTAGAGCAGACTGCCTTTTAGCCGCCGTATCCATTAACTATATTCGCCATCAGTATAGGTTGTGCCATCATCTGAAACGGTAGCCGTGCCGACCGCCGTAGTCGTGTCATCGGCTCTAATCGTTCTGGTTGTTGATGTCTGCTCAACCTGGTTTCTGGCCAGCATGTATAAAAATGTAATTTTATCTTTAAGCGATGCCGTTGCCGCCGGTATAGATGCCAATTCCGCAAAGGTATCCGTTACCATTACATCAAGCATTTGTGCATTCACATCAGCCGCGCTTATGTCATTTAATGCTGATATTGATGCAGGGATTGTTGTACCAGTATCAACCAAAACAGCATCGACAACCGTATCAATCGCCGCAATATCTGTGCTCATATCAGCGCCAGCAGGCGATCCAAGCGTAGCCGGTATAGTTGTCCCTGTATCTACAAGGATAGACTCTAAACTATCCGCTTTTAGCGTGTCATCATTAACCGTTGGCGTGCCTGTTAAGTTGTTAGTAACCGCTTTTGCAATACCTCGAATCTCAACAGAAGCATCCGCACCGTTTAGGGTGACTGTGCCAAAAGTCCCCTCAAGGGTCACAACGTCACCAGAGGCAAGGTTATTCAACGTAATGCCGCCTGACCATTTTCTAACAGATAGATTGGTAGCCCCTACTGCTGCACCCATATCAATAGTCGGGGCAGAAGAACCAGCAATACCGGATTGGCAATCCTCAATGGTGTAATCTGCTGCTTGAGATAAAACCAATCCACCAGAACCAATACTAGACCTTGTTATGTGGGCTTTCCCTAGCGTACATGCAGTGCTATTGGCGATATGTGAATCAAGGATATGTACTTCGCCGGTCGCAGATGTGCCTGTACCGCTAACATCATTCCAGTGGTAGAAATGAGAACTGGATACATTCTGACCACCAAGAGCCATAGTCCCGCCATTGCTAGACCATACCTCGTTAGCGTGTGCCTCTGCAAAGGTTATCGTTGATTCATTGCTTACCATAAATCTATGTAGGCCGATATTAGAGCCAATTGTTATTGCATCGGCTAATGTCAATACAGGATTGTCAGCTACGCCATTTACATAAGCCTCAGTACCCGCCGTGCCGTCACCGGTATCAATCCATACCTGACCTCCATCATAGCCAATAGATTCCGCCACAACAGAATATGATACAAAAAGCTGATCAACATCTAACGTGCTTGAGCTTAACCCCGTATCATAAAATCTAAGTCTAACCTTGCCAAGATTTGCGCCCGTGCCTGTATGCCGCGCTAATGCTGACCAGCTTCTTTCAAGCCTTGTAGTGCTATTTTGTCCGTTAAGCGTTGCAATGGTGTCCCATGTGGTATTTCCCCAATCATAAGCCTGTATTGACATGCTATCGTTTGAGCCGTTTAGGTAGCCATAGTAAACAAACTCAGTGGCTACGCCGTTACCGCTAACGTCAAATTGATAGTAAAGGTCTGTCGTGCCTGCGGTGTCAGTATGCTGATGAGGCGTACCATCGCGGGTTTCAGTGCTTGCAAACGTGCCGGATGATTGCGTGCCTGTTGTTAGCGTGTATGATTCTGCAACGGTTGATATTGATGCAGAGCCAACCGCAAAGTTATCAACAGAAGATTGAACTGATGCCACATCAGTAATAACAGCCGCATCCTCAACAGTAAACGAGGCCACAACTTCACCAACAACCGATACGCCGCCGACTGTGCCTGTTGTGATAACAACATCATAAGACTTGCCAGCCTCATAGCCATTGTCTGCTGTTGCGACAATAGTGGCCTGATTTAATCCTGTAACAGAATCATAATCCGCCGACACCGAAACGCCTGCCGTTATTTGTGTTGTGTTGTTTTCTTCATACACAGATAAAACAGGCGTACCGCCTAATGTTGTGGGGATACCCGTTGCAAAGGCGCGAGTCGTGAAGCGCGGATAAATCGTATCTTCTAAATTTATATCTCTCATCCTGCGAGTCCTCCACCGACTCCTGCTAAACCGCCATGACCCGCAAGGCCACCGTGATTAGTTAAACTGTTAATTCTTCCGCTGGCTATATTCTGCTCGCTTATCACTACGCCAAAAGGTGTCATGGCATCTTTGTTAGTATCTAAAAATACCACCGTTCCGTCTGGTAGTATTGCTGTGCGTTCAGTAGCCATTATGCAACCCCAATTTTAGGATCAAGGTAAAGCGTATCTGGTGACGCTTGGCGTTTTGCCAAATGAACACGAGCATAAACAAAACCCTCGAACCCTGGTGTTGTTGTTACGCTAAACTTCTGATGATTATTGCCGCCAGTACCCCACGTAGACCCAGTGTCGTCTGTTACGGCTGTGCTTGAATCAAGTAAACGAGCAAGAGCAGGATCGAATGTTTGGTCATGCTGTGCTGTATCTGCTGAGTCTGGTGTGTAAAACTCACACCATACCTCGTCCTCGTTGTAATCGGTTGAGGCTGTTGAGTTAGCAATATAGACAGTACAGGTTTTCGATGCCCCGCCCTCTACCCATGCCATTAGCCAAGGTGATTTTAGATTAGCGGAACTGCCTTCTAGTGTTGCGCTGGCATTAGCGGTCATGGCATAACTAAATCCACCTGTAGCCCCATCATCTGCGCCACCTGTTCTGATTATTGTTGTCTCTGAGTCTATTGTTCCGTAATAGCCTTTTTCTTCGTAATCAGAAAAACTGGTTGTGTTTCCCTTTGATGCTGCGTTATCAGAACAAGCTATACAGATGGCCTTTGCTCTAATTGTTGTGATTGTTGGAGAGCTAACGAAACTTGTAGGTATTTTACAATTAGTAAAATTCATGTTTCTAGTTACCCCTGACTGTGAAAAATTAACAGAAGTTGATCCTGAAAAATCAACACCATAGAAATCTGCGCCACCACCTGTGAAATTGGAAATATAACTGGCGTTTGTTGTGCTTACTTTGCCGCCATACATTTTTAACCTTGTGTCTGCTCTATCAAGCTGAATACGGGGTACTAGAATGTCACAGTTATAGAGATAAGCATCTCCACTAATGCCGCCTACTCTTAGACTGTGATCGCCGTCAAAATCGCACCCTACAAACGTGGCCTCTAAAACACCATTCCCTAAATCAATCACGCCTTGTGGCTGAAAGCTGAAACCAGTAAAAGAATAATAACCTGAAAATGTAAGAGAGTTATTGCTTGTAACCGTAATCGGAAAAAGTGTGTCTGTTCCTTTTGCCAGCAAATCACTAGTTACAACACTTGTGCCTGTGTTGGTTGTACCATCTTTAACAGCTATAATTTTGCAAGGGTTTCCTGCTGTGCCGCTTGATGCAAGCGTTATTGATGTTGCAGATGTTAGCCCTGCCGCACCCTGAACATAACAAACATCACCCGCACTCATCGCAGCCATAACAGTAACAAGGCTTTGACCAGCTTTAGCCCATGTATCATAGGGTGCTGTTGCGCCACTACCATCTGTATCTACATAGAAAAATGCCATTACAATTCCACCTGCAATGCTATATCAGCTTCTAATTGAGACTGTAGAGATAGAACGCTTGTGATTCTGTCGCGTATCTTTATTCGCGTATCAACATCAAAGGCTTGTTCTAATTCTGCATCTGTTACTGTGTCGCCAATGGCTGCAATGACTAATGCCTTTTCTGCTGGCAGTGACATTGCGCCTTTAACTACTGCGCGGATATTCTCAATGCGGTCTAAATAATCACTTCTGGAGTCGTAGTTGCCCGACTTAATATCTTGTGTGACCCGCTCTGCTTCGTTACTCAAGAACCCATCAAATACAGTAATAGCATGTTGAGCAAGGTTAGCGTCCTTATCCGCATCACTTGTGGTGCGATAGCGGTAATCGTGTATCTTGCCAGTGTGGTCAGTATGCTGCTCATAGACAGCAATACCATTTGGCTTATTGATAACACGCAATATTGATGAAGATACTATTGGCATATTAATGGGTCATTTGTTAATTCGTCTTTTAGCATTATTCGCCACCCTTTGATATAAAGAAATTATAACCCAAAAACGCATCCAAGCTAATCACGGGACGTAGCATGACCGGCATGATAATGCTTATCCTTGTTGTTTATGTGCTTAAATGATTCTTCGACCATCGTGCCTCGCCTCTCTTGCTCAGACCTTACAATACCAATATTTTTTGCTGCATCTATATTACTGGCTAATACTGACTCTATTAGGACTTCAATCCGAATTAATCGGTTATTAACGCTTCTTAGTTGATCAATCGCTCTGCTGTTTTGCTTTATGACAGCGGTATTGTTTTCAATCTTATTAACAAGCTCGCCAGCATAATAAAGGCCGCCAAGACCTTCTAGTATAAGCGCGCCAACCAAAAACCCAACAACTCTACGCCCAAACGCATCATCCTGTCTGTTCGTCATTATACTTCCTTTCAGTGGTTATGGCCGTTTATCCTCTGCCATATTTGTGTATGAGATCTTTCTAGCTTATTAATTGATTTTTCATTATCTGAAATATTATCTTGCATCACAAACCACGTACCAATGACGCTGCTTAATGCTACACATAAGGATATTACTGTGGCGGGAGACATGCCAGCAAAATGCCCTTTGCGCTGCTCCATTACTGAACCTTACCTTTAGCCGCTGCCCTTAATTGCCCTCTAGCAAGCCCTTGTGCATCTTCTACCGCTTCAAGAATTAGCCTTAGAGGCTCGCTAGCATCCAAAGCCAAGTCGATAGCGTCTTGCCTTTCTTGTACGGTCAAAGGAGCGGGATCAACGCCACCAGGGGCATCGGGAAAAGATGTCTCTTCGCCTGTTTTTACATTTTTTTCTATACGCATAATAATTACTCGTATTGGATGTTGATTTCGCCAGCGTCAAATGCATCTGTGCCGCCGGTTGTCGTTATTCTTACCCTGTCTAATTCAGCCGAGAGTGATTTAGCCCCAGAAGAAAAATAATTAGCCGCGCCAGCTCTGTTAAGATTCGCAGATTCCATCCAAGAAAAAGATGTGCTGTTTTCTAACACAAGGACTATCACAGCCCATATAGATGAGGATGCCGCCATCCCGTTAATCACTATAAAACCAGACGAGTTAGCTGTTCTGCTTGCTGATCCATCTTCACCAACACCGCCAGAGTAACCCGAGGTTTCTACGCCTCCAGCGTCTCCAAGTTGCACGATTAAATCTGATGTGCCGTTAGTTGATACGCCATTAAGGGATATGATGATTTTCTTTGTTCCTGCGGGAATAGAAGTAAAATCAATAGACGTTCCAGACGTTGAGGCAACAGGCGTGCCTAAAGCGATGGAACCGGCTATAGGGTTCCCGCTCGCCTTGTCATAAGACAGCATTCGCCAATCGCCAGTAGCGTATTCATAAAAGGCCATAACATCGCCTGTAACTATATCAATGTCATCGCCGCCAATCAAAATCAGGTTTGTTGCATCGTGTGTAAGCGTTCTGGATGATCCTGCTTGCAGCCAAACAACACGCCCCACGCCAACAGTCGCAATCCCATCAATCTGCTGTGTACCCGTCATGGTGAAATAATCGCCATCTGTCGGCAGGGTTAAGATATTCGATCCATCTATATCATCATCATCAATAGCCGTTCCGGTTTTGTAGTTTAACCGGTTTAAGTAAAACAGCTCCCAATTCACCGCGTCAGTCGTTGGATCGTTGCCCTGATTCGCACCAGCTAGCGAAATGTAATACTCGCCATCTGAGCCTAAAACGATTTCATTCACCGCATAGGTATTGTCATTAGTCCAAGATTCAAATTGACCATCAATGATGTCGCCAACCGGATCTGCTGACCATATCGTTACATCATTAGCATCTTTTTGAACAACGGCATAAATACCATTAAGGAATATATCGCTTGAATATCTGCCTGATGAATCGGCCACCTGCGGATTTGTTGTGGCAGTCGTGAAACCCGAATCAGAGTAAATGGTTTTTAATGTCGTTGTGCCGGTTTCATAAAAATACAGTTTTGCGCCAGATACGGGCGCGCCGTTGACTGTTTGAATGAAAGGCACTGGATTGATATATCTTGAGATGGGGCTATCCTCCTGCCTCTGTTTTAGCGGCATTAATGGAATTGGTTAAGAAAACAGCGTCATTAACAAGCTGATTTGATTTGATTGGCATTGATTTAGCCGCTTGTTTCAATCCTTCGATGTTTATATCAGGACGAAGCAATAACTCCGTAAGTTCTTGCGCTGTGCGATGCTTAGGTGGAGTGATCTTCATATAGGCTTTAACGATTTCTGCGCCATTTTTACCAGCCCTAATCATTAAATCGGCGTTTTTTGCACCTTCTCGGGTAAGTCTTTGTGCTAATTTGCGCGATAATTGACCAACTGACGGGACAACAACAGCGCCAACAGGTCCGCCAGCCACCGCACCACCTGCTATACCCGCATACCCCATAAGCATATTAGACGCTTGGCCTTCGCCAAACCCAAACCGACCTAATAATTTAGCCATGTTCTGCAGATTAGTGCCTTGCACTACTTCGCGCATCGCCTTTATTTCATCGGGAGTAAATCCTTTGCGCTGCTTCTTGTTTTTCAATATAGACCTAAATTGAGTGCGTATGCCGTTTTCAAAGCCAGACGCTTGCAATTGTGCCTTGTCGAAAACCTCTGCTAATTGCTCCGACTTCTTGACTCTGCGCCATAACTGGCGGGCATCTTTGTATTTAGCGCCTATATCAGCACTTGTCTTGGTTAGCTCGTTTTTACCAGCGTTATCAAGAAAATCATCAATTCGATTAGACAGCAACACCCCTAGCCTAGCCTCGTCTGGCTCAGAGCTTTTAGCCGCCGCACCCATGATGCGACGAAGATTATCTACCTCTGATAACTTTAGGTTTGCACCAGAATCGGCGGCTAATTTAAACTCATTTAGAGCTACACCCACCTTCGGATGGATTTTCCCGTGGAATCCTTTTTGCCTAGCCACTTGGGAGAGCGATCCAGCCAGCTTCCCAATGCTGCCACTATTAACACTAACGCCACTATTTTCCAGATCACGGTATACGCTCCTTGCGGCCTTCTTTAAGCCTTCAATGGTTGGGGCGGCTTCGGTTAGTAGTTTTTTAGCCCCTTTCGTGACTAATCCGGTAGCCGTTTGTTTAACTATAGCACCTCCAATCGGAGCAATAAAGCTGCCAGCCAATCTTCCGCGCCTTTCGCCAGCCGCACGGCCTTCTTCACCGGCTACCGCTGCGCCTATTTCACCGCCTACGTCAGCGCCAACCTCTGATCCAGCGCCAGCCAGTGCAGCACCGGCTAATTCTGTACTTGGTGCAGTAGATGCCGCCTGCGCGACCTTCTGCGTAAGCGTAGCACCTATTTTTGGCGCTGTTTGCGCTAAAGCTCTAATTCCTTGTCCTGTTGCGGCAACCGGCGCGGCAAATTCTCCCGCCGTTCTTACTATTCTGCGCGGCAAACCTTCTTCCATAAAGCCGCCCTCGATACCCTCACCGCCAATGGTTTCTTTGATGCTAGGTACTCTTGCATCAACGCCAGCGGTTTGTAGTGCCGCATTTACAATATCGGTGCTTAAAAAATCAGCCATTGACATAGTGCCACGATTAACCGCCGCCGCTAATTCAGCAATCGGTGCAGGGATGGCTTTGTCCAGCTTTTGCATAAAGCTATCTTCTTCCGGTGTTTCACGTGGAGCGGACTCTTGCTGCTGCGTTTCTTTTATCTTGTTTTCCTGATCAATAAGTTTATCTGTTCTCTCATTGATTGGGGCTACCTGCTCAGGGGTAAGCATGGACGGGACAACGGGCTGCTGAGATGCTTCGATCTCTGCTATCTTTGCATTAATTTCTTCTAATGTGGCCGACATTAATTTTTAGCCTCAAGTTTTGCTTTAGCTGCCTTTAATTCTTCAAGGCTTGCATTATCAACATCAATTATTGCCTTTTTAGGCGCTTCATCGCGCATTTTTTTAAGCCATTTAGCTGGTGTATTTCCAGGCTCGCTCAAGAATATTGATTGATTCTCAAGATATGTCGCCATTTTCTCTTGTGCGTCTATTTTATCCTGCGCCCATTGTATTAATTCTGGGCCATCTAAGCCTGTCGGCAACGCCGTATCAAGCGCAAGCTGTAACTCGCCCTCTGACAATGCGCCAAATGTAACCGACCCAATAACATCAAGGCCTAGTTTGCGTCTTAACTGGTCAAGTCTGACTGATTCTGCCCTAAAGCTAGGCAATTTAGATGCAAGCGGGCCAGTGTTTGCGCCAGCAGTGACTTCGTTGATTACTTTTTGCAGCGTTTGATTGTTATCTCTTAGCTTTGTTGTTGTCTCAAATGCTTGTTGCGATGTTTTACCCGCGTCCTTGCCGACCTGTCTGCCTTGTGCGCGTTGTGTTTGTAAATCTACGCCGTATGCCTTGCCAGCCCTAACCAATGCCGCACCAACCGCGTTGGCAGGCTTAATTTCAACCGATCCATCTTTGTAAACAAGCTGCACCGTACCATCATCCAAAATACTAGATGATTGAACCTGTTTAGGCTTATCCAGCTTGGCTTGCGCTGCTGCTGCCTTTGATTGAATGGTCATTCGCTCTTTGCTGCTCATATCAAGCATCTGAACACCCTGTAACGCCTGCATGCGGGTACTTGCATCCATGCCAAGCAATTGGCGGGTATCTTTGGAATCGCGCCCATCGCGGTCTAAAATGGCTGCGCGGGCTTCTATCTCTTGCGTTTGAGCGTCATAAGGCATCATCTGTATTTTAGCCGCAAAACGGGATGCTTCTTCTCGCTTGCTGGCATCATCAAGACCCATTTCTTTTAGCATTTTATTAGCCATAACCGGATCAATGCTTCGTGCTTTTCTGATTAACTCGGATTGGCTTAATGCTTTAGGCTGCTCCGCAAAGGCTTGTCGGCCTAATGCATCGCCGGTATCGGCAAACTCAGCGGATTGCTCTGCTAATTGGGCTTGCTGTGCTGTCTGCGGGGCTTGTTGCCCGAATTGGCCTAATACATCACGAACACCGGCTTGCCGCTCTGCGGCCTGCTGGCTTTGCTCAAGGTTAAATTGATTCATGTCAAAACGCTGCTGGCCTGCCGCTACTCTCTGCTCGAGCAATTGACGGTTTAACGGGGCATTGGCTACGTTTTGGCCGAATTGCATGCCTCGGCTTAGTGATCCGACAACATCAGGAGTTAATCTGTAGCCTCTTGAGTCGACTAATGGCATATTAATGCACCTTTATCATGTCGTTGTTTTTCATGTACTGCAAAGCGCCTGCAATCATCATAAGCTCATCGTGAAGATTTATGACCTGATAACCGTCTACCTCGCCATCACGTATCATGTCGGGCGCATCTTGAGCCATCGGCCCAATGTGAGCGCCGGTATCAAGCCCTGCTGATTCAAGATATGACCATGATTTTAACGGCATTTCCATTACAGCGTCAAAACAGGCTTTTAAGTCAAGATCGCGTACATTTTCTTTTAATCGCTCATCGGAGAAAAAAGATAATGCTCCACCAGCTTTAGCTAAAAAGCTGCCAGCCGGTGCAAACGCACCTAAACCAGCACCGACTAAGCCTAATGCGTTTCCTGCCCCGTCAGATCGGGCTTGCTGCGCCCCTAAAATTCCGGATGCCCTTGCTTGTGCCGCGCCTTGACCTAATCCTGCGGCTGTTTGCGCGTAAGTTTGCCCGAATTGACCTAGATTGGTGGCCGCGTTTTGACCGCCGCCAATAAGGTTCTGAAGACGTGCGAATTGGTTTTGTAAATCTTGCGCCGCAAAGCCTGCGCCCTGCTCTACCAGTGCCGTTCTGACGTTGCCGCCGCCGATGCCGCCGACCGCTGCCGCATTTCTTAATAAATTCTTTTGAGCGCGTGACCGGATGAATTGCTGGCCTGGCGATTCATAAATAGAATTAATCGCGTCTTGCTGAGATATGCCGCCGCCGCTAAATTGATTTTGGCCTGCTAACTGCTCTTGTATTGCTTTATTTAACGCATCCTCATCTAGACTGCCAGCAGTGCCGCCGCCCTCATAATATTCTATTTCCTCATCGCCGCCGGTTACTCGGTCATATTGCTGAGAGCTAAGGTAGTCATAATCCCTATAACCACCTGTGCCTTTTAGTGACTCAGGAATGTATATTGTGCCGCCTTTTTGGTAAATACCTAAATCTGGTTTCCCTGGAGTGCTAAACTGGCCTGATGCGATAAGGTTTTGACGTATTTGATCTTCTGTTAGTTGTGGAGCACCTGCGAATTGACCACCGCCGCCCCCGCCACCAAGCCCTAACAAGGCCATGTATTGCTGTAATGCGGGGTTTCCTGCGCTAAGATAAGGCGCTAAATCGCCTCGGGTTTGAAGGTATTGCTCTTTGGCTATCCGTTGGCCTTCCTCGGATGCCTGCGCTTGTATTTGACCGGCTTCTTCTGCGGCATCGTCGCCACCGAATAATCCGCCAACTACGCCGCCCATGATAGACCTCTACGCGGCTTGTTTGTCTTTGTGTGCATCTAAATATCCCTCGATTTCTGATCGGGTGATACCAAGATGCTGGATGTCATGCAGCTCGCCGCCTTTCATGTGGCTCTGCCGACAGATTCCTTCTTTCTTGAATCCTACTTTTAACGAGAAGTTTACCACTTTTCGCTGGTTAATTGGAATAGTTACGTTAATTTTATTTGAGTCTGTGTTTTTCAAAAACCACTCATAAAAAGACCGCATCATGTCTCGGCCTTTTGATCGGTGTTCTTTTCTCAAATACGGGTGCATTTTAATGCTAACGCTGGTGTCTGTGTGCATCAGTATTACACCAACAATGCTTTCGTTCTCGATGCACAATAGCCATGCGGTCATTGAGTCATAACCTGGATACCATGTCTCCATTTCCACCCCATCCTCGGCGGCTCTTTCCCAAATATCAGGCTCAGTCATAATGGCTCGAACCAGCTCCATGTCGGTGGTAACGGTTAAGTCCATCTTTTCAATTCCTGTGGTATAATATCGGCCATGGAGTGCGCTAACACTCCACCACCTAACATCGACTTAAATGAGGTAAGCCAATGGCTAACGAAAGTATAACCCAAAAAGAGCTTAAAGAACTGTTTGACTATTTTCCTTGTAGCGGAGAATTTATAAGGAAAAAGCATATTCATTACAATGCGAAAATTGGCGACAAAGCCGGATGCATAAACACCGCTGGCTATGTTCAAATAAGCATTAAAGGGGTTCTTTTTCTCGCCCACAGGCTCGCGTGGACTTACATGACCGGCGAAACCCCTGTGTTTATTGACCACATCAATCACGATCGTTCTGATAACAGGTGGGAGAATCTTCGCCAAACAACCCATCAGGAAAATTGCAAAAATTGCACTTTCAGCAAGGCAAACACATCTGGATGCACTGGCGTTATCTGGGCTGACAATAGATGGGTTGCTAGAATAAAGGTTAATTACAAAGAGATCGTTATAGGCAGATTTGTTAAATTTTCCGATGCGGTAAAAGCCAGAAAGTCTGCCGAAATCAAATATGGATTTCACGAAAATCATGGGGCTAAACAAGTATCCACCCAGTAGACCCTGAACCGCTTTGTTTTACGTACAAAACAGCCTCGGCCACACCAGAAGTATCGAGGTACATCTGAGTCGGGTCTGCTGTTATGACCCCCTCTGGGCTGCCTGAGCCTTGAATGGGTGTTGCAAGATTTACTTGATGAGTGATTTCTTCAATCCACTCAGACAACCTTAAAGTTGGCTCGCCAGATTCTTCTGCAAGGATAGAAAACCGCTCAAAGGCTGTTAAGCTCATCGTGCATCAATCTCCAGTTTTAGTATGCCTGTTCTGGTAGGTGAATCCATAATAAAGCGATAAACACGATACCGATATGATTGGCCTTCTTTGCGCCATATCTGCCGTTTCTTATATTCGCCCTGTTTGCCTAATGTTCGGCTTGTGGTGTTGCCAAACGTATAGCCGCCATCGTTAGATATTGATCTTGTCACAAGCGGTTCTTCATCGTCACTGGCTGCTGTACCGGTTAAGCACGTCAATTCCATTTCTGAAAAAGTCAGCGTTTCGCCGTTATTGGCAAGCGGCATAGATGATACCACCTGATTCATGCTATCGCCGTATTCTGTGTAGGTGTCGCTGCTCATTTCACCAATCGATGCACCTTGGTTGTCACCAACTAGAAGCGTCCCGTATGCGGTTACTATGTGGTTCACGCGCCATTTAATTAGCTGGCCAAACTCATCTTTTGATTTGCGCTCATGCCAGATAGGTCTACCAGCCAATGCGCTAGTCGCTGAATCGTAGGTAAATGTCCGGTCAAATAGATGCAGATTTAAATAAAAGCCGCCGCGCTCTGAATAAGTTGTGCAAAACACGTCCTCAATTCTTGTGGCGGTTTGATCTTGTATTAGCCGGTCAATGCTGGCTGTGGATATTTTAGCCGCGCCGCCACCCTGAAAACGCCATAATGCCGCCTTTTCATTAACGCCGCCTCCCACAAAAACAAATGAGCTATCATATTCTGTTACTGAATTAGTGGCCTGTATGCCTTTAGGAATTAACCCACCCTGAATACGTCTAAACGGGAAATCCGCCCCACCCACGTTCTGAAACGGCTCGATGGTTTCCTTGCCGCATACAAATAATTGATTTCGGTGTACGTGTAATGCGGTTATCTCATCTGGATCGGCCTCGGCTGTGCCGAAATCAAGCGCATCATAAGCTGTGCCATCGCTAAGGTTGGATATAAAAAATATAGGCTTTGTACTGGCCGCGCTATTGTTATTCCAATGGATAAAATATTGATCTTTAAATACAACGCCATCAGAAGGGCCAAGTGTTGTCGTAAAATCAGTGTCAGTGATTGTAACCAGCCCGCCCGCCACAGTGTAGATGTAAGCGGTTGAACCAGGCACAACAATGCATAACTGAACCCCATTATCAGCCATTGAAACACGCGAAGTACCTGAGATTGTGCCTAAGCTGGTCGCTGTGCCATCGGATGCGATGCTATATAAATTCGTGCCATTGACTGAATAAGCAACCGAATCCATCACATGAAACCCGCGACAAATCTTAGTGCCTGCCGTTGAGAATAGCGATATACCGGCTGGCTGTTTTAACTGCATCCGGCTTAATCCCTCGGTTTGAGGCAGTTGCGGTATCCAGTTTGCACACTCTTGTGCTGATATGGGTTTTGTTTCGTCCTCATAAAACCCTGACGCGATAGGGATTTCCATTAACAATCCTTGCTAGGGGTAGGGAAAAACTTGTCATCCATATACTGTGTATTGCATTCGTTGCCAGAGCCTTGTGGGAGCGTATTAGGGAAATTAGTGTCAATACTTACAACCGTATCCAATAAGTTGTTCATTGTTGAATTAGCTAATGCACTTAATGCTGGCGTGATAGGCTTTCCGTACTCAGTAAGCAAATGCACCGCCAGATTAGTCTTAATCGCGCTGTGTGTATGGCGCGGAACTCTGACTGTATCAGTGGCATTTAAAATAGGCTTATAACCAAGTTTCAATATAGGCTCAAACTCTGCCATCATGTCATTCAAAACATCAAGCGCATCAGCCGTTTCGTATGATTCAATCGCTGATTCGGCCGCATTGATTTCAATCTTACGCAGTGCGCCGATTATAAAATCATTACCAGTAGCCATTATTTAGCCTTTTTCGCGGTTTTCTTTACTAATTTAGGCTTTGCTGGTTTAGGTTTTTCTGCGCCCTCTAATTTACAGCCAATGCTAACCATGTAATCAGTGGTCGCATCGTTGTCATTTGTTTCGAGCTTGTTGCCGTTGGGTTTGATCCAGATAGCCATAATATTTCCTTAGTTTCTGTTAATAACTCTCAATGAAAGCGATTAAAAGAAAGCACCCCGAAGGGTGCTAACTTGGTTTAGGCGACTCCATATCCATGCCCACCCATAAACGGATTCATACAACCAAAAGCAGGATGTAAATCGAAACGAACCGTTTGAGAGTTTGCCGCGCCATCTGAGAATTTAGAAATACGCATTTGCAGGCCATCAGCAGTAGTGGCGATGGTATCTGTAGAATGCAATTTCTTAATTGGCACTGATGCGATAGTCAATGCATCTGGATGCCAGAACAGATTAGGCTGGAATGTAGTCGCATCCGTACCCATAAATGTTAAGACATCATTTTCAGCAATTGCCGAGTCAACCGTATTGTACGCACCAGAAGCCTCATAGATTGCTGGGCCTGTCACGACAATCGTGCCAGTACCGGAAGTAAATGAAGCATCAGCCGTTACAGTGCCCATGTAGACAATATTTGCACCTGTCGCATCAAGGATAGGTGCGCGAGTTGACAAGTTTACGCGGTTTCGACCGGTGATCTTGATAACTGTACCAGCCGGAATTGTACCCGTGAAAGTGCCAACGCCATCAACCTCAATGGATTGCGTCATGCTATCTTTGGCTGTTGCGTAAGTAACATCAACAGCAGTCGCGGTCACTGCACCAACCAAATCGCCAGTTGTTGGCAATGTGTAAGTAGGTAAAGTAGTTGCAGTTTTAACATCGAAACCGGCAAAGTTTTTATTAATCGTTGCCATTTCGTTAGCACTGCCCGCTTCTGGGTTAACGCCTAATGAGCGCTGCTCAGTCGCCAATGCCACTTGTGCATGTGGGTTTAAGAAGTAGCACCATTTCTTGTTCATGGGTACGCCTGATGCCTGCATAAGTGCGCCAGCACCTGCAACCTCAGCCCATGAGTTGACGCCTTGATCTGGATCGCCGTAGTTAAGACCTAGATTCTTCATCGCAAACGATGCGAACTTCATCTCCAAATCAACAACCATGCGATTAGCAATATCGTCCCAGAAACGATCCATATCAGAACCCATTTTCAGGGCTTCATCAACTTCGTCATAATCAACGGCCACAGTAATGTAGTTCTGTACTGTTGCGGTTGCTTTACCGGTAATAATGTCGCTACGTGTGGTTGAAATATCACCATCTGCACTATCAATAACCGTATAGTCAGTTGGTCGTTTTACGTCTACCTGTGTTCCTGAATTGGCGTTAAATGCGCCCTGTACAAGCTGTGTGTTGACGTTTTTAGATAATACGCGGTTAGCCTCGAATCGGTCTGTGACCTTCATCGCAACCTTTCGCGTAAAGTTACTCTCAAATGTGTTAGCCATGTGGCCTCCTATTCGTACTTAGCGCCAGGTGGCCCCGTTATTTCATCCGATACCGTTCCACCGGTACTAATTGGATTGATAGGGTCTGGTGCTGCACTTGTTGCCTTGGTTTGCGTTGGGGCAGACAATTGCGCGGAGATTTGGCCTAGCTTCATAGCCGCCGATACAGGCGACATATTCACTATTTCATCAGCAACGTCTAAATGCTTTCCGAGATAATAAGCCAGTTCCGGCCCTTTCTCGTGCTGCATAACGGCATCAAGCGTATCTTGTGGCAAGGTTGGCACGGATGCCACTACTTGATCAAAATCAGGTGCTTTTTCTCGTAAAGCGGTGGCTTTCTGCTGAAAGGTGTTGACCGCCTCTTGTGACTTCTGCGCCTGTACTTGTTGCTGTTGTTGTTGCTGAATTTCAGCCGCTTTCTGGTTGACCTTGTAATCAATCATCGCCGCCATGTGCGCCGATTCATCATAGTCAAAATCTTCCAGCTTTGGCTCGCCGGTTGCCGCTTGAGTTGGCGCTGGTTGATTAGCCCGCAATTGGTCTAATTCAGCCTGTGCCGCATCCGCTCTGCGTTTCTCTGCGTATTTATCAGCCGTTATTTTGTTGATTCTGGCTTGGACTTTATCGCTTTCAGTTTCGACAAATTCCCCGCCCTCATCGGTTGCCGGTGCTGGATCGGCTTGAGTATTTGCCTCTGCATCGGTTGTGTCTGCTGTTGCGTTCACATCGTCAGTAGATGGCGTTTGCTCATCAAGTGCAGCTTCGCTCATGGTTTACCTGTGCCTTTCGGCGCATGGAATAGGTTTCCAAGTGACCTGCCCTAAATTCTAGGGCGATTAATAAAACTTGTCAAACTTGCGGGATTTGCCCGCCCTGAATCATTGCAGCAATATCTGCCGCCTGCTCACTGTTTGGCTCATCATCTCGGATCATGGCCTGCGATTCAGCTACAATATCGCCTTGCGTAACCACCAGCGTTCTCTGTGCCTCTGATAGCGGAATACCCATATCAAGCTGTTTTTGTAGCGTTGTCAGCAATTCATTGTATGCCGATACCGTTTCGCTCTGTGTTTTTACTAGCGTTTCTTGCGTCTTAGCGTCTTGTAGCTGCGTATCTACTTCCAGTTTACGAGTCTGTGCATTGACGTTATCGGTTAATGCGATGGCTTGCGGGTCTGGTTGCTGCTGTTGATCAAGGCCTAATTCCTGTATTTCTTCATCGGTTGGATCAGCAATACCTTTTTGTATCATTACCTTTCTAGCCCGTTTCACAAACTCATCACCATCGACCAGATTAAGGTTTTTAGCAATCAAGTCCGGCGTTATTTCTGCAAACAAATCAGAGCCGTTTGATAATTCAATTAGTTGCTGTGCTGATTCATCGCGCTGTGTACTGAATGCTGGGCCGGTTTCGATTGATACTGCGTAGCGGCCTTGTGATAGGCTATTAACAAATATCTCTTTGCCGGTTTGCTTATCCTTAACAACCTGACCAAGCGCATCTTTCTCCATCCCGTTAATCATTACCGTTTCGGCTTTTCCGTCGATGCCTTCTATCTGGATTTCTTGCTCGGTGTCCATGATCTTAGGGATTAGATCAACCAATATCTCGCCGGTAAATCTAAGGGCTTTTTCGTGGTTGTCCTGATAAATATATGAGCTAATATCGCCTTTTTCAGCTTGTGTTCTGATTGATTTCTCAGACAATAACTGCGGGGCGTTACCCATAGCCGGTGGATACATGCTTGTAGTGGCGTGTATATCATCAACGGATTGTCGCGCAATCTCGATGCCTGCCGCTGATACCGATGGCGCGCCCGACCTTGATGGTGGCCCTGGATGCGCTGGGTCTGCGGTGTACAACATAAAGGCTTGATTCTTTTTCGGAAAATCCTCTAATTGCTTTTGATGCGCTGCGGCCATCTTAGTGGTTAGCCAGTATGGGTCTTTCGGGGTTAGGGAATACGCCTCAATGTCAGTAGACCTTGCATAGTTAAATGCTCGGTTTGCATCTTTGGCAAATCTGACAATGCCGCGTGTAAATCGCTTGCCCTCAATAGTGATTTGCTCGCCATAATCAGGCACTAGCGGGATATGTTTACCCGCCCATTCCATCGGACCTTCTAGTATTTCAGCCCCGTTCATCTTGTACATTTCTACTTTATGGCTTTTAACCTTGCGGCGCTTGACCTCTGTAATACCTTGCTCCGATAGCTCATCAAGCGCATCGCCATCGGTTTCAACGTCAATTACACTGCCATTACTTAGCAATACAATCTCTTTATCTACAGGCGTTTTAAGCCAATACTCGGCTATTCTTACCTTGCCTTCATTAAACCAGCCCTTACAGTAGTCGGCATGATAAATTGTATCTGTAAAATCCGTCATACTCGCATCAGGGTATGATTCTTTAAATTCTTCTTCTGATACGTCAGTTATTAAAAATTGATGCCCTGCATCGCTACCGTCAATCTCGGTCGAGGCAATATCAATGTAATGGGATGATGATGCTGATACGATAGGCTTAATGCAGATATTTTGATCAAACGATTCATCTTGATATTCAGTCAGAACGCGCCAGCCACCATAACCACCGGCTGTTTTTTCATCAAATGAATTATCGTAGGAATTGGATGCTTTTGAGTATTTTTCAATCTTGCGGATAATGCCACCAAACACATCGGCGGTCTTGTCGCTTGCCCCATCGCCATCAGGGGTGATCTTGATGCGGCTGCGGTTTTGCTTGTGTTCGCCGGTTATCTGCTTAATTACACCAATAACGCGGTTAAATGTGAATCGCGGCCTATCGCCGCGTTTCTCAGTCCATTCCTCTGACCACTGCCCATCCTCTGCATGAGCAAAGCGTAAATCTTCAATGGCTAGCTTGCGTTGATCGCGCTCATAGTCGTCAATGGCTTTAAATCGTTTTAATGCAAGCTGGTGTATATCTTTTAGGTCGTCAGTCATTTCCATTAAAATTCACTCGCAAAACTAAGCGTCACTGATTCGCTTATCTCAGGGATAATCATGCTCATAGCCAAGGAATCGGCTAGGTTTGGGGATGCTATCTTATGTTTATTCAACATTTCATCCTTGCTCATAATCTGTATCAACCCGTTGCCGTTTGGCTTTTTGGGTATTCTGCATACCTCAGATCGCAATTGATCCATGCAAGATATATCAGATGATAAGCTAATCATGGTGTCAGGGTCAATATACTCTTTTTTCACAATAGCGCGATAGGTGTTATAGAACCGGTCACGAAGCCGCCAATAATACTGTGCGCGCTTATTTCTAAATGTTTGCTTGTTGGTTCGTGCGTCTTTTTGCACAAGCCCGTTATCAGGCTGGTATATGTCATCGGGGTTTTCTGCTGCCTCTGAGCCTTTAAACATTTCAAACTCGATATGCTTACCAGTGAAGGCTTGTGATACCTGGCGGCGCAATGTCACGCCAAGCCCGTCACAATCCCACACAAACAAATCAGCGTTATTATCTATTGCATAGTCGGTAGCCCAATCACAGCCATCGTTTACATCGCCATCAATCTTCTCTTGCACATCTAAAACTACCGATCCATGCCGCATTGCCAGCCCTTTGCTGTCTGGGCCTAAGTCGGACGGGTCATGCGATACCACCTTTTGACCGACCGGATCAAAGCCTAGTTTTTCATGGGCATCAATGGCGGCGTTAAACCAATCAACAGGGATAATAGAATTGGGTATTGAATCAGAATATGCGCCGTTCCATTTGTGGTCATATTCTGCTGTGGTCATGTGCTTTAAATCATCAAGCCGCTCTTGAACAAGGCCAGATTCTTCAAACCAGGGATTCTCGTCATAATTAACTTGGACGATCATAATCATGTCATCTTCATAATAACCACAGCGCATCAACTCTTTTTCTGCACGAGCCAAGAATTTTTTTGATATGGGGTCTGCCGTTGATCCTCGGTTTAGGGTTATCCAGATTTCAGGTATAACAGCCTCTTGCCCTGTTTCCCTTGCTTGCTGCACCTCTTTTGCTGATATTCGTATTGATGCGGTTAATATCTTGATGGTTTGCTCAGATAAGCTCTCGCCTTCCTCAATCCATAACCCATTCGCATTAATGCCTTTTAAGCTGGTTATGTTTCTGGCAAGCCCTCTGTAAAACGCTCGACCACCGCTGGCATGGGGTATTTCTGTTTTTAGTGGCTCGAAGCCTGAAAATCCACATCGGTCTATTTCATCAAGTAATAATGAATGAACCGAGTCCTCTATGGAGTTTTGATATTCTCTTGAGCAGCACCATGTCATACCGCGCTGTACTTGAGATAAAACATAATCTGCCACGAATGTGGACTTGGTTGATGCTCGGCCACCGACCAGCATCTTTATTCGCTTAGGCTTTGATATTAATACGCCTAGCTTATCAACGCATTCAATCTTTAGTTGTGCCGACAAAGGTTACATCCTGCATTTGTAGTGCGCCGCCATCTTTGCCAGTGATTTCTTGTTGTTGTTTGTCAGAATAGCCGTGCTTGCCTAATGCCAGCTTAACAATGGCAGAATTCATGTTATTACTTAGCCCACCATTAAACAAAGCGCGCTCTTGCATAATCATTAATTCATCTAATATAGCCGAAAATTCTTTTTTATTTTCATCCTTAGCCCAATCGTATGCACAAGTCTTTGATATTCCTAGAAATAGAAAAAGACCTACGTGGGACGGAATAACATCACCTAGATCTTGATAGCCGTCAATATACTCTCTGCATTTATCTAAAAGCGGCTTTCCGTATTTTGTCGGCCTGCCTGCTGTCACTGTCTCGCCTTAAATTCTTTTTTTAAGTATCTGTAATATTTATCAGTCACAGATTTTTCCATGCCTTTGGTTTGGTGTCTGGCGAATGATCTTAGCATTTTGCAGGTTTTCTGATTCATGCAATCAAAGCCTTGGCTGTAGGGTGCAATTCTTGATCATAAATTGCCTCGATAGGGCAATACCACAGATTGTCATCGCCACAAGCGATAACGGGTAAATTCAACGGGGCAATAATCCAGCCTTTGTCGAATGGCTGTACTTCGCTTGCCTTGTAGCCCCAAAATTGAGGATCGAATGCACACATAATCTGTTTCTACTAGGTATCATGCGTTTATTGTAGCACTATTGGCTGATAATCCAAATAGATGAATAAAAATAGCCTAATGCTGTGGCGATGCACATTGGAATAGACCAGAACCTAAAGCCATCCTCAAAGGCTGCGCCAAGAAGCCAGCAGGCAGGCCACAACATACCAACAACGATTAATCCTTTTACAATTTCCATATAAGTTTCTCCTAATTTAAACAAATAAGCATATACGAGGCCAATGCCAGCCCTGCGGCAAATGCAGCGCCGTACACAAAGCCGCATAATAATGCGTTTGTTATTTCTTTTTTATTCATTTCAAATCACCATCATCATAACGCCGCATATTGGTTAATATAATTAAGTGCTGAAAATGCTCTGACCTGTCCCATTTGGTTTCCCACATAGGATTGTCACTGCCCTCTGTGAACATTTGATCGCATTCGTGGCAAAGCTCAGCCGATGCTATGTCGTGGCACTTAATCCCTCGGCCTTTACCGTATCGGTGCTGCCTCGGGCCATTGTAGTGACAAGCATACGCATCAGACGCGCCGCAATTTATACAGGTTTTACCCTTTGCGCTTTTAGTTATTTTTGATTGTTTCATGTATTAATACTCTCAGCCCGCATATCCTGCCTATCTTCATATTGGCGTGATAATCTCATGCGGATTTCAAAACTAATGGCATCGTATTGCGCCCTAGCCATGATTAGATTGCCCTTGATATTGCCCATTTTTTCAATGTGGGCTATGTACTCAGGGTCTATTCTGCTTTTACGGTTAGCCTCTGCCAAGCTATCGCCTACGTGTTTGGCTGATAATGTTGCCAGAATTACATGCCTTGAATGCTCGGCTATAACCCATTCCCGTTCAAGTTCAGCCTTTTTCTGGCCTCGCTTGTATAAGACGCTGGTTAATTCCTCATCACGTAGTTTGTTTATATCAGTCATCCTAACCCCTTATTCTTTGCCACCGCATCTGCATGGCTAATTAGCCTTTTCTTATATTCTTCTGGTGCGGCTTTGATTATGTTCCACATAGCGCGTTTTGTTTGGCATTTTGAGATTTCAGCCTGTATTTGTGGTGCGTTCATTAAAACGCTAACTCTCTAAGCATCATCTTAGCCCGAAGGCGTACAGGGGTTACGGTTCTACCGGTGACAGAGCATTTTTTAGGTTCGCATTCCTCAAGGTAGCCCAGACCATAATCGGGGTCGTCTGATTTCATTTTATTAACGCGGCCTGATACGTTGCCAAGCTCAAGGCCGGTAGCTTCTGAGATTTCTCGCAGCGTATATTCACCGCCATCGCGTACCGCGTGCAGAATCATGCTGACCCGATCTGCATTCTTTCCGGTTTGCTCGTTGTCATTATGGGCTGCTTTTGATGTGGCTCTTACCATTTTATTTCCCCTCTTTTAGTCGATATTTTTTTAATGCAATAGCAATGCCGGTAGTCATTGAAGGCTGGCCGGTGACTTCTATCGCAATTCTTACCGCCTTTTCTCGCAGGCTTTGTTCCAGCTTTACGCCTGTATATGTTTTATTTTCTTTTTTCATAGTAAATTTACTTTAAAGCATGTTTAAACGAAATGCAATCTATTTCCAGCTCATTGTTAAAATACTTTCTTTAGGCATCGGATAGGCTTTTTTGCTGTGTTCCGTGATAACTGGCGGTGATGGGGCTTGTTTTTTAGGCTTTGGCTTGTATTGGGCTTTTTGTGGATCGACTAATATACCCTTTTTTAGCTGTTCTTCTGCGTGTTTTTTGTATGCTTGGCTACACCAGAATGAGCCGCCTTCTAAGTTGATAATCGTCGGGTGATGTGTGAATAGCGACTTATATCCATTAGGATTAGGAATATAAACCTCGGCCACTATTATATGTGTTCGTTTTTGAGATGGCTTGCCGTTTAATATTATCCTTGTTGTCAGATTTCCAGTGCTTGCCACATAGTTTTTAAGATATACATTTTCCCAGCAGTCATAAACGCGACCAGTTTTTGTTACCCTGTAGCGATCTCTATAATTCGGGGTCATAGGTTTTCTCCATGATTTTTATGGAATCCGTGTTCTTTTTCGGCGGCTTTTCGGCATATTATGGCTTCGCTTAATTCTTCAAACGATCCCAATGTTATATTTCTTCCATTGACCGTTATTTGTGAAACCCACCTGCCTCTGTATTTTATTACGCCCATCACGCCAGATTTGTTGTTTTTGTGAGCGCATCTATTTCTCTGATTTTGCGATCCAGTAACATCCCGCAAATTTGCCCACCTATTATCTGTTTTCTGGTGATTTATGTGGTCAACCTGGTTTTTAGGCCAACTGCCAGTCATATATAAAAAAGCAAGCCGGTGCGCCCGGTATCTTTTTCTGTCAATTCCGGCCGTGATATAGCCCTTGGAATCAATGGCAGTTATTTCTTGCCCGCGATAAACCCTCGCATAAGATATTTTTCTTACAAAAATTCCCGTTTCGGGATTGTATTCCAATAATTCTTTTAGCCTTGCTTGTGTGAGCATTTGATCCTCTCCGTCTTGAGTCGTCATTTAGGGTGCTGCCTACTGGGTGACGAAACCCAGCCCGCCTTGCAAAGCGGTGGCAGCAAAATCATTATAACAAATTACTCCTGGCTTTCACAATCCACCCCCATTACTGTAGACCATAAACGCCTTTGAGAGCGGTATCACTCTTACCCGATAACCTTGATCTCTTAACTCATCAGCAAAATCATTAGCCGCGCCCAATAAATCAAACTCGCCATGTATTAGCCATTGGAGGCCGTGCTGGTGTATCACATTAGCTGCCATTCTGAATCCCCTATAGCTACAACCTCTGCAACGTCCTCAAGCTCAATTAAAGCGTTTTC